TTATTGCTCAGGATCCGCTATAAATGGGAAAAGACCGTACCGGCCATGGTGCGGGTTCTTGCCAAACATAAGAGATTGCTCACGCTTCATGATTGCATCAGGCGGGTCGGTGTTCTCAATAACGATGACTTGTGTGTCCCTAGGCAGTGCCTCAAGATACGCGTAGAACTGATCTTGAAGGTCAGTACCGGTTAAATCATATTCCGTTCCATCTGGCTCTCTATATGCTAGCAAGGGAGAATCGAGCACAACGAATCCCGTGTGTGGTGTGTGACGCGCACGGCAGAAAGCAAGCAGCCCGAGGGTGAAAGCTGCATGCGTAATCGCACGAAGGCCCTTACCAAAAGCACTACGCGGTTTTCCAGCAATGACAAGGTCCCGTGTCTTGGAATCGAAGTACACATCCCCAGCCTCAGGGAAGTGCCAACCAGTCAGTATGCCTTCAACAGTCTTAGCAAAACTATGGGATACAGAGGTTGATAGATCTGCGTTAGCAGCCACCCCAGCCTTCTCGTCTTCAGTACCCTTTTCAAGAGCAGCGCGACGGCGTTCCATGTCTTGCACAGTGGCGTATAGTGCCAGCGCTTCGCGCACCTGGGCCCGCTTGTCGGCAAAGTCTGAATAGGACTTGCGAAGGGTCGAGAGCTTGGGTGCGAGCAATTCTTCAACTGACTCTGAGATTGACTCCAGCTCTTGAACAACAGTAGGTATTCTGCGATCAAAGCTGGCACCTTCGCGCTCAAGGCTTTGGACGGTAGCTACAAGTTCTGCGCGTAAAACTTCGATCTTGGCAATCTCCATTCGTGCAGCCTGAACGACAGCATCAGTATCTCCATTACACCCAGCATCAGCGCGATGGTGATCGGGGTCGGCTCCACAAAGAGGACAATGCTCGGCACTTAGTAGGCTAAACAGCGTCCCACCTTCTTCAATAGCACGTAGCCTTTCAATATCGGACAAGTAGTGTCTGTCGAGCAGCCTGAATCGCTCAAGCATCGTACTTACCTCTGCTCGTCCCTCTCGGCTTGCTTCCAGTTTCTTGCGCAATTCTCGCCGCTTCCCAGCAGCCTTCTGAAACTCATCTTCAGTGGTGTTAACCTGGACCGCCTGTTGACGAAGTGAGAAATCAATCTTCTCAAGTTGCTCCTCCAGTTCCTCCGGACTCTTTGTCAACTCCTTGAGTCGCTCTCGATAGTCGTCAAGAAGCTGGGCGAGAAGACGCAATTGTGCCTCGCGCGATAATTCTTCCGGCCCACTCTTATTAGTGGTGGCGACCAATGCGGAGTCGTCTGCACCAGTTAGAAGTAACTTGAATGTAGCCAAGTTCGGCGTGTTGGCGGTGGGGTTACCATCGATGAGTGGAGAACTTTGTTGTGTGATCTCCGTCTCATCGACGATCATCAAACGCGCAATGTTGCGAAAGCTCAAGCTAATGGTTTCGTTCCGGGAGTTTTTGCGCACACGCTTGCCACTAAGGCCACATAGATCCAGCAAGAATGATGAAAGGTTCGTACTGTTCTTATCGCTGTGTTTTTCGTCAAGCTGCGTATACGGAATTTCAGTAGTTGGTGGCGTCTGGTGCAAGTCTTCGTAGAGCCGAAAACCACCACCATCTATACTGCGCCAGAGAGTAAATAACTCCCCATCAAGGGTTTCAAGCCCCAAGAGAACAAGGTCGTAGCCAACACGCTCAGGGATGTCGCGCAGGGGGGGCTTTCCACCGAACATGAAGTCGATGGCTTCGACAATGAAAGATTTTCCAGTGTTCGATGCGCCGTAAATAACATTGAGGCCAGCACCGAAGGTCACTGTTGCGGGTGGCTTTTCTGGCCCAAAAAAACCGAGAAAGCGTAAGCGTAAGCCGGGAGTTACTGCCGTCATAGCTCACCTCCCAAGCTCTGCTCAGTCCCATGGAACTGTTCGACCCATTTATCGAAGAAACGGCGCATCATGCTTTTGAACTGTTCATCCGTCAGATCACCAGTGGTTTCGACAAGCCATACAGCACGTTCCTTCAGGGAAAGCAAATAGTTGGAAGATACTAATGACAGGAACGTTGCAGCATTTTCGCCTGCACCGTACTTGATTCCCTCAGATGTGACTTCGCGCTCCACGAGGTCGCGGGTCATCATCAGAAACAGTGATTGCTCAACCAATTTGCGGCGCACGAGCAATTCAGCAGAGGGCATTGGTGTCGGTGGGTGCAAATTGTCTGGTCCGTTAATATCACCTGTATGAACAAGAAGGTAGTCAAGGGCCACAAGCCGCTGGAGATCATAGGCTTGCGGGTAGGCTGCACCTAGAATCGAGACTGCACGGATACCAGCCTCAAGTGGGCTATTGAAGGTAATTGTTTTATGTACTTGGCTCATGATCGTGTCCACCGAAGACGCTCCTCATTCACAAGTTGGTGGCAGATTCCGTCTCTATCCTTGGGGTTCGTACAAATTATGAGGGCGTTTGCTGTAATCTGCATGTCGCGGGCGGCCTTGGTGACAGCGCAGACCTTTTCGTAGCCGTCGGCATGGTTCCCGTCATGTGTGTCAATAACGCCATCATGGATGTCATCCAACAAAGATTCGAATGTGCCTGGCGGGACACTATCACGTGCGAAGACCCGCAGCGACTCAGCCTCGTAGAACGCCTCGCGCTGGCGGCGGAAATGATCCTTGAGTTTCGGCACGGACAAGGCCGAAGGGTCAGTCACTATTGTTCCTGTGTGCTCGCTGTATGCGCCGAACAACTGGGTCACATAGCGGCTCTCAGTGGCGGCAACTTCTTGGGGCGGCTTTTCGGATGCAGGCCGCGTTGGCAGTCCACCACCAAAGCGCGCTGTGTGAACCGGCGTGGCTCTGTGAGCGTCAATAAGCTGAAGTGCAGTCTTGGCGTCGAAGATGGTAAAATCGAATGAGTCTATATAGGCACGGAGCTTCACGTCGAGCGACACTTCTTGTGTGCTAGTGATCGCATCTTTCACATGCTTATCCCAGTTTGCATACAATTCCTCACGCAACTTTGTGGCGTTCGAAAATAGGCGGCTAAGTGACGTACCAGCGCCTCGTGGCGAAACAAAGTAGTAGCGACGAGGTGCCGTGTATTCACCTTTGTACGAGTACCAGATGATCTTGCCAAACTCAACCCAAACATCGCTAGGCCTGATGGCATTGCCGTAGTGCTTGCATTGGAAGTTGTCCCACACCCCCTGAAGGCGTTCATCGCCAACGAACCCGGCGACATCGATACCCATATCGCCAGCCCCAGAGAAACGCTGGACGTGTTTGTACTTCGCCTTGAGACAGTAATAAGCCCATTCCTCGACGAATCCCTCCCACTCGTCTGGTGAGTAAGTCAGTAGCCTTTGCTGCGGCGGCATAATGGGGCCGTTCGCCACCTGAGCGGCCGTAACAACGGTCGCTGGGCTCTGCGGCTTATTGATGTCCATCCAACTCGCCGTCATAACGCACCTTTTCCTTGGCTATCGTGTGGGCAGAAGTACGGATTTTTGTGTATCTGCGCAGCCTGGACTTTCTTTGTGAAGAATTCCGAAAGGTCGTCTTGTCGCTCAAGCAGACGGATGATCTCCTGAAGCGTCGAGAGGACTAGAACTTTGTGCTGAAGAAATTCACGTACCGTATGAATAGCAGGCTCTGTGTAGTCACTGGCAGAAATGAAGATGCCTCGAACCTCGGCACGCGACATGAGCCTCACAAGATGCTCTGAAATCTCAGGCTTACCCACCGGATTGCGATACCACTTCATTTCAACGAAATACAGAACCCCACCGAGTTCAATGATCCCATCAATCTGCTCGACGATCCCTTCACCCGCCTCACCAACTAAATGGAAGGATTTACGAATGAGAACACCGTAGGCTTGAAAAAGGTTGTTGAGAGCCGTCTCCAGCAATTTTCCGCGTTCCTGCGCCGTCGCAGTAGTGCCAAACAATGTATATAAACCCTGTTTGGCACACTCGATTCTCTCAGTGCGATCGCGTTTTTCTGCTGCGATCCTCTGTAATTCAGCGCGTCGGGCTTGCCGTTCTTCTTCTCGGGCATTGTTCATGCGCGTGAAAGCGTCTTTTTGGTTGACGACTTCGCGGATACTGGCGACAAGGCCCTTGGCCTTGAGTTGGTCAGCGGGCCAGCACGAATCGAAGTTCGCAAAGTCCACCACACGCCGCAGAACCTCTCGCCGTTCACGGAGAGTGTGTTCCCCCTTCGCGTTGAGGCGTTCAAGCACCGTGCGAACCATCTGGTACTTGTTGATATTCTTTGGTGCAGTCCTCAAGTGAAAGGCAATATCAGAAGTTATGCTGTCAGGTACTCCTGCGCCGCGGAAAAACACCAGCACATCTTGTTTAGAGCGGTTGAGCAACGGCACAACATCCACCAAGAGGTGGAACAGCTCCGGTGGATAGTGGAATACGATGTCTGAGGATGTATCAGTCATGCGCTACTTCCCCTCCAAATACACTCATTAATGTAAGCAAAGGATTTGTTCCCCTCCATCATTAAGCTTCCCTGTTCAGGCTTCATATGTTTATTAATCTTGTAACCTTAAACAATTGGGCCAGGAGGGAGCGATCTAATAGCTATTCCTAACTCAGCTTCGACAAGCTCCAAATCGTACTGTGCCTACAAGTGCATCCAGAACTGCGGAGAATCACTGAACCAATGAGCAAGCCGTAGTGCTGAGTTACTAGTAATCTCGCGTTTGCCGCTGATAATCTTAGTGATCCTATGGGCTGGGGCATCAAGTTGGCGCGCTAGCTCAGTCGGTAACACATCAACAGCCTCAAGCCGTTAGGCGAGAATTTCACCTGGATGATGGGCTGCTGCGGTTATATTACGACTCAAAATGGACAGGCTATTACCACAACGGTAAGGGTTTTGACGATATACGTCAATCGTACATCAGAAGACATTCAGCACCATGTATTTGTCCCCTGTGTACCCAACTACGGGCTAAGTCCGGTGCAATTTGAGGAACAAAGCCTCGCGTAAGGCTGTGTCCACCGTTGCTGGGCAGGATCACTATTCAAACGGTTCGATTTACTCCAGGATAATCGAGCTGGGTATTTCACTGCGTCCGACGTTTGATTCGCTTACTGAATTGATGGATGTGACAGCTGCTTCTCGCTCATGACGGCCACTGGAGCCGTCATGAGCCCTTTGTTGGAGGAGTATGAAAAATTGGCTATCGGCTGACAGGTGATTTATTCCCGCATATCAGTGCCGATGCGGTGGCAAAGTGATGGACGCTCCTTCCCAAGATATGGAGTGCCCCCGAGCCCGTAGACAAATCTGCCCTATAGTTTGAAGGCCTTTGGACTGATGCTACCGTTGTTTTGACCACTTGAACCCGAATCAAAGAGCAGAATCTAAAGCAAATTACTTCGCAGACAAAAAAACACACCAAACAATAGCCATCTATAAATCTAGATGGCTGATGCATTGTTGTATTTACCCCGCAACACGCATATTCACTACAGCTTCTCTCATCCTTAGCTCATCAATAAAATCCCCATACCACTGCATCATTTCCCTTCTTCCTTCCAGATATTGCGCATGGTTGTAAGTACCACGGATCGCATTCTTATCGACGTGTGCAAGTTGCGTTTCAATCCACGCCGAGTTAAATCCCTGCTCATGCAAAATGGTACTCATGGTGTGACGGAAGCCATGTCCCGTGACCTTTCCTGTATATCCAATCCGCTTGAACACCTGATTTATACTCGCTTCGCTCATCGTTTTGCGGGGATCATTTCGCCCTGGGAATATCAGTGGATATTGCCCAGTCATCCCTTTGAGCTGCTGTACGATTTCCAGCGCTTGGGTAGAAAGGGGGACAAGGTGAGGCCGCTTCATCTTCATTCGTTCGGCAGGAATTTCCCACACGGCTTTCTCAAGATCAAACTCACTCCAGAAAGCACCTCGAAGCTCGCCGGTACGAACTCCCGTAAGGATAAGCAGACGAGCGGCAAGAACAACTAACGGGCTTCCTGTATAGCCTGCGAGAGCTTTAAAGAAGTCTGGTAACTCCTCAACAGTAAGGAAGGGATAATGCTTCGATTCATGCCCTGACATTGCGCTGGTTAGATCCGCTGCAGGATTGTATTCCGCACGACCGGTAACGATGGCGTAACGAAAGACTTCACTGCAGCGCTGGCGAACCTTCTTGGCCTTCTCTGTCGCGCCACGGCTTTCCATTCGACGCAGCACATTCAGCAGAACCAGCGGTTTGATTTCATTCACCGGCTGCTGGCCGATATAGGGAAAAATATCTTTATTGAAAGCTTCGATAATGTCGGAGGCATAACCTTCTGACCACCGGCTCACCTTCGTTCCGTGCCATTCAAGCGCCACAGCCTGAAATGTGTTGTTGAGCTGCACATCGCGAACCAGCTTTTCTTCTTTTTTGGCGAAAGACGGATCGATGCCCTCGGCCAGCTTTTTTTTGGCTTCATCACGTAGTGCTCTCGCTTGCGCAAGGGACACTGTTGGATAGACACCAAAAGCCATACGTTTCTCTTTTCCATTGAAGCGATACTTCATCCGCCAGTATCTGGAACCAGAGGGAACAACCTCAAGATACAAACCAGCACCATCTGCCAGCTTATAGGCTTTCTCTCTGGGTTTAGCAGCGTCTACCTGTCGCGCATTAAGCTTCATTGGGGGCATCTCCCTGGACCGAACACAGAATGCCCCCACTTATGCCCCCAACTGCGACTTGATTTCGGTTGAGTCCAGTTGATGACAGGAGATAAGATACGGGCCAGAAACCTTAGTATACAGGCTTTTAGTTGATTTCGGTAGACTTGGGAAGAGTTTGAAATGGTGCCGATAATAGGAGCAAAACACAGAACATAATACCATGTATTTACTGTGATTTATTTTCACAAATAACGCAGATACCCGAATTGATACCCGTTTTGATTTCGCTCCCGATTGAGGAACAAAACAGGGCTATTCCGTAGCCCTGTACCAAGCTTGCCAACGGTATTTATCCAGCCGTAACTGGCGCAGGCATTCCGCTGTTTCGATGTCTGCCTGCAGATCTTCGTCGCTGTCTGTTCCTGCTTTACTCGCTCCCTTGCATGGCTCCTGCATCAAATCCGCTGATGGAATTGGCCGCATCGAGGGCTCGCTGCCGCAGCTGCACAGCGTGATCGTCAAAATCGCACTTAGTATGATTCGGGTCGTTAACATATTTCACCACATCTCGGTAAATGGTCCGGTAAATTACCTTCCCCTCTGCGCTGGCCGCTGCCGCTTTTTGCTCGCCAGTAGCGACGGCTTTCTCAGCCTTTTTGTTTTTCTCTTTATGCTCGCTGTTTACCTTTTCGCTATGTGTGTACCAGCCTTTCTGGTAACCGGCATAGTACGCACCGGCAAACATCCCAAGCAGAACGGCCAGCACTAACAGCTTTGCTTTAATGGTCACTGGTCTATCCCCCAGCACGTCAGTGCGCTTTCCTGATCCCGGCGCTCAACCTGACCATAGCAGCCATTTTTCTGGCCTTTTGTCAGTCGGCAGTCACGTCCACCATCTTTTATCCACCAGCGGATCGACTCGCAGGCCCCTTTGCGGTCACCGGCATTGATGCGCTTATAGAACGTTGATGGGAAACATTTACCGGGGCCGATATTATACGGGCAGAACGAAGCAATACCGGCTTTCTGTGGTTCGGTCAGTGGTACCTTTATATTCCGGTCAACCCACGCCAGAGCCTTATCCCGTTCAATGGCGTTTACCTGGTCGCATTTCGCCTGCGTCAATTTCATGCCTTGCGCCACCGGCTTTCCATCAACCATCGTGGCGCCACGGCATATTGTCCAGATCCCGCTTCCGTCTTTGTACGCTGTGAGGCTGTTTCCCTCTTTCTCATTGAGGAACTGATCGAGAATTTGCGGCGCTGAGGCGCCAGCAAGGATCAGCCCAAGAACGGCGGCGCTGAGTTTAGTCTTGCTGGTAGCCATTATCACGGGCCTCTTTTCGACGATCGTCTTTAATTTTGAAATACAGGTTGGTCAGATATGTCAGTAAACCAAAGAGAATACTGGCAAGGACGCCGATTGCAGCCCACTGGCTTGGGCTCACTTTATCGAGGAGTTGCAGCAGCCAGTAACCAAAGCTGCCTATTGATGTTCCGTAGGATAGCCCCGCGGCTACGTCTGAAAGGTTGTTCATCCTCATGCCTCACCCCCTGTGGGGAAAATCTTGTAGTGAGTTGAGGGTATGCGTTGAGGCCGGTCGGAATCCCGACCATATTCCTGCGTCGAACAACAGCCATAACGAGTAAATTTAGTGATCGATGTCGATATGGTTGATGCAACTAACCAAGTGAGGATGACGATCTTTATCAAAAGGTCTATCATCCATTATCTTAATTTTGCCACGTATGGCACTTTGGAATGATGGTTACGAAATGAGCTATAAAAAATTCAGGCTCGATATAAATGGTTTAAGAGCCTTTGCTGTTCTGAGTGTAGTGCTTTATCACTTCGGCGTACCTTATGTATCCGGTGGGTTTGTAGGTGTAGATGTTTTTTTTGTGATCTCCGGTTTCCTTATGACTGGGATTGTGCTTGAGCGCGTAGATCATAAAGGAGTACTGGATTTTTATATTGCTAGATTCCTAAGAATTGTACCAGCTCTGGTGATTGTAGTTCTTGTTTTAATGTTTTTCGGTTTATTTGCGTTAAGTACAAATGAATTTGAAATACTGGGCAAGAACGCGATATCTTCTTTACTATTTTATTCAAATAATTATTACGCAATCCACTCTAGCTATTTTGACCCTTCGTCAGAATTCAACTTCTTGCTTCACACTTGGTCACTTTCAGCTGAGTGGCAATTCTACATTCTTTACCCCGTACTGGTCATTGCGATTAAGAAATTACGGCTACCTGTTGGTATTACATTATCTACCATATTCGCCATATCGCTTGCAATCACACTTATGCGCGTGACTGGCACCAGAGAGGATATCTTCTATCTTCTGCCAACAAGGGCCTGGGAAATGTTGGCAGGCGGCCTTGTGTACATGGCATCTGTGCGTTACAAACGTCCAGAATGGTTAAAGAATTGCGATGGTTACGGCATAGCTCTAATTGTCGTTGCTGTTGTGATGCTGCATAGTAATGGTTACTGGCCAAGTTACTCAACTTTCGCCCCCGTTATAGGCGCTGCGATAGTTCTTCTGGCTAATGACCAGAACTCCGTTTTTACTTCAAACAGGATTGCTCAATGGGCTGGTAAGATTTCATACTCAGTTTATTTGTGGCACTGGCCTGTTGTTGTTGTCATGAAATACTATGACATAGAATTTAACGCTATCAATATTTCTCTTGGTGTAATTGCATCTTTCGCGCTTGGTGACATATCTTACAAAACCATTGAAAACACACTCAGAAAAAGATCGAAGCTTAAAGTTAACTTAATATTATTCGTTATTGTATTTGTTATATCAGCTACTGTATCTGTAACTAAGGGGTTAGCATTTAGATTCTCAGGTGATCTGAAAGAAGTTGCTGAGTACCGAATGGATAAAAGCAAATGGTTGCCTGATACATGCTTCCTTTCCACTCATCAGGGACCAGAAGGTTTCTCTGGTTGCCAGGATAAAATGAATGCGGACTCTATAGTAATCTGGGGTGATTCGCATGCAGCTCAGCTTGCATCCGGAATAAGAGATGTTATTGGTAATAATGGAAACGTTGTTCAACGCACTGCTGGGCTTTGTGGGCCGATTCCAGGAGTAGCCATAGAGCCTAATAAAAAATGTATTGATATCAATGAGTACGTGTACAAAGAAATACTAAATGCTAAGCCTAAGACAGTTATTCTCGCTGGGCTATGGAACAGATATCCTATACGAGAAAAATTGGATTCTCTTGTTAGAAATATACATAATTCAGGCGTAAACAAGATAATTATCATTGGTCCATTCCCTTACTGGAAGGATACCGCCTTAAATCTTATAGAAAAGTATGGAAATGACGGGTTTGGAAGCTTACCGTTATCATTAATGAATGAAGGAGTGTACGTGTTGGGGAACGATAAATATCTTTCCAAATACGCACATGACATGGATTATGTAACGTACATATCACCAGTTGAGGAAATATGTAAAAACGGAAAATGCATAAACATTATCCACGAAAACGGCAAAGCATACCCGTTACAATTTGATAACTCCCATATGTCAGTGGAAGGCGCGCGCTGGTTTATTGAGAAAAATAAAAAATTATTTTAAATGATTTAGGTGGGTAGTTTTACCCACCTAAACCTTAGATTATCAAGTTACTCTGAATACTGAGGGATCTCTGTAGTCCCACCATTCCCCTACTGTTCTACCAGTAATGCTACCTGATGGAGGAAGCGTGTTTCCGTTACAGTACACGCTTCTTGCTCCTACAGTAGCACTCAGAGAAGTAATATTATTATTAGTGTAATATGCTCTCTCAACACCAATACTACCACCGCATTTATTCCCCGATATACTGCATGCATCCATTCTGAACGTCATAGCAGAGGTCGCAACGGTATCGAGACTGATAGCTCCCACCTGACATCTCCTTATCGTCCATGAGTCCAGCAAAGTCCCTGCCAAGGTACCGTTGATTGTTCCAGCGCAATCTTCAAAAATTACCTCATTAGTAATTTTAGAAGCGGAAAGATCGGATATTGTTGGATTAATAAAGAATGTATTAACGCCCGGAGGGAGAGTGAGATTAACCCTCCTTAAAGTCCACTTACATCTGGAAGCATCTAAATATGAGGATGCCATAATTCCCGGGAATCTTAATTGAAGATTCCACCCACCTATTATTGACTCCTGAGTGATATCTTCCATAACCACTTCATCTGGGTACCTTGTTGTCATGGAACCACCAACGTTAAAATATAACGGCGCAAACAAAATATTTTCAGCACCATAAGCTATAGTCCCACGGTATAATTTAACGTTCCTGATTGTTATTTTTTTACCGAGGTAGAGCTTACTCCTTGTATAGTCAAGGCTACCACTTACCCCAGCCTGCATACAAACAAGAGCATACGGGGAATTGCTTGCATTTTTAAGTTGATAGGTTATTCGAATATTCTCTACGAGGATGTCCCCTTCCCATCCCTGTCCGTAGTCATCACGCGTCTGAACAAGGTTTTCAGTATTGTATTGCCCTCCAGCATAGAAAACATCGCAATCCCTTACTATCAGAGTTCCTCCACCTGTAATATGGATCCCGCCTTTACTATATCCACCGTTAATATTATCAGTGATCCCCTGGAATTTAATACGTTGAGCTGTAAAATTCCAGGCCATAGCGTGGCATCCCATTTTTGCGCCAGTCACACAGTCGCTAACCACCGTATCCCGCATGAAATTACCATCAACCAGACCCCAACCAAACAGTGCAGAACAACGCTGTATATTTAAACCATAGGTGGCGAATGCATTAACCAGATAATCTGAGAGCACGAAACTGTTACGCCAGTGACAATCAAAAACATTGATAAAAGCGACTTTGTTGCTTTCATAGAAGGCCTGTAAAAAAATTGATTCGGACCTTGCATCTACCACACCACCGATGAATGTTCTGTTATTACATTCCACCCTGACAACCGACCGAATTGTCAGTGAACTTGAGAAGGTTCCTGTCAGGATTATCTTCGGAGAAAGATATTCCTCTTGTGGTCGGATAGGTCTTGTTGCGTACTTTACTGTCCCGGTGAGTCCGTATAGCGATGGTGTCGCCCTAAAATTCCCAGAATCGTTTATTAGAATATCTGATTTTCTAATAATGCCAGAACCGCCACGGAGATAAGCATTATCAGCCGAAGTCTCAGCCTCGTAACCAAACGTAGAAAAACCAAAGGTATTCAATGCTGAACTGGATATCTGGCCGATCTCTGTGATAGATGCATTGAATCCTGTTCCTTCAATAGTTGCAGGGTCTTTAACCAGGAATATATACCCACCACTTCCTGTAATGACACTATCAACGCTACTGGCATCAAGAGTTACTATCAGCTTACTCATGTCCCATGGAACATCATAGGTATTGATACCTGACGTTAGCTTTATGGCTCCATAACAGACAGCCTTACGTTTTAGATACGCTAATGTTCGGAAAAATTGCTGCATTTCGAACGTGACATCCACATTTGAAACCGTATCGCACCACGAAGAAAGATCGCTTATTTCCTTCCCGTTCAACAGGCCCGCGCAGTACCACAGAGGGTCGTCATACGGATCAACCCCGGGCGACACCGCATAAGGATACGTCCCTGTGTAAAACCACCACAGACCGTCTTCATCCTGCATAACCTGCCGGTTATTCTCAACGAGTCCGCCAACCGCAAAATAACCTTTTCGCTGAAATTCGCCGCGCTCATAGTCAGCCCACACGGTAGCACCATATGAACTGCCAATCTTCTTATCGCTACCCTGTTTTGCCAGATCCAGTAGCACATCTGAGGCAGAGCCAGAAGGAGGCATCACGAAAACCGGGTTGCCGGCATCGTCACAACCTAAAAGCTTGTTCCGTCGTTCTGCTGCTGCCGGAAGCGGATTAACATAGCCTTCCGGTACCCGTAATGCTCGATTGAGGTTTGTCTGCCCTACCTGATTAACATACTTTTTAGTGGCAGCGTCCTGATCGTTTATCGGATCGGCGAGGTTAGCGATACGGTACCCTTCTGCGTTAAACGGACCACCCAGCAAAGGTCGACGCAATGCCAGCCCCAGATAAATAAACGAACGCTGGATAGCCATCCACAAACGGTCGAAATCCTTGTTTACCGTGTCGGCCAGCAAGTCACCGTTGTCCTGGTAGTCTGTCAGGCGGTAAGTAGGTACGACGCGCTCCAGCATAACCACAGAACCACTGGCTGGTGGAGTGATAAAGGTTACATCTCCACCACCGACGTTTCCTATCCCTGACACGCTGTATCCACTGGTTACCGTTGTGCCGTTGATCGACACCTGGATATCACCGGCGTTGATGATGTAGAACTCGAATGAAAAAACGGTCGTCAGGCCGTTGGCGTTATAAATAATATAGGGCGTCTGGTTGGGTACCGGCATGAAGCGAAACCTCTGGCAGGTTAATAATCGACGTCGACTAGATGATCTCCGTCACTTAACTGCCAATCTTCGCGCGCATGCCCGGTCGGAATCCCGACCACTTTCCCGATGCGTACAGGAGTCTGACTTATCGCGCCGGCGCCAGAGTCGATAAAATCATCTGGCTGGTTGGTCAGCGTCGGATTAAAGTCACGCATCTGGTCATACACCGGGCCGTCAAGTACATCGGTATGCGCCCAAAGGAACCGCGACGACAGCGGCGCTTCAAACGCATCAAGGATACGTTTCTGCTTGTTAGTGATGCTGAATTCTTCCCGAACACCACAGCCGGTACCCTTGAGCGCCTGACGCAGCAATTTACCCGCGAAGCTGCCCGGGCCGTTAACTTCGACACAAACCACCGGGATCTGATATCTGAGTACCAGCTCTTTGATCTGCGCCACCTGCCCGCCGGTGATTTTGTCGTTATCGTCAAACTCTGCCAGCTCACCCGTAAGCTCCTGGCAAATGTGCCAGTACAAATGCCCTCTTGCATCCGTCAGCATCAGCGAGAACGCCGAAGCATCGGCCTTAACTTTACCTGTGGCCACATCCCACCAGGCGACAGCGCCAACGATTTGCACGTTACCCAGCCAGAGCGAGGCCGTACGATTCGCATAGCGGATCTGCGGGTGGATGTTGTACTCGCGAATGCGGTCGGGATCGAGACGAACGTCGCCGACGGGTTTACTGTGCAGCTGATACTGGCTATCCCACTCGTTAATCGTGCGCGTTTCTTTACGACGATTCTCCATTTCCTCCCGAGTGAATCGCTCAGGCCAGGCGCAATCCGCATAAAAATCGATAACGGTGTCAGGCGCGGTGGCAAATTCAACACCGCTTGCCGTAATTTTATAGTCGACATCTTCAACCAGCAGGCGGGCACTTTTATGGATCCCGGCGAAAACATATTCCGGTCTGAAAGATAACTCATAGCGCAGCTGCGTGGCGTCTTTCGCCTCAACACGTTTTTCTTTCTCAAACAGCCGGATGGTAAGACAGTCAGCGCCCATAGACTCCACCTCATCGTAAAGGCTGTCATGCGTGTGCGGCGTACCAATGTAGAGCTTGCGGCCGCCGGGGATCAGGATGTGCGTTTGTTCGCCCAGTCGATAGCGCAGCTTTTCACGCGCCTCCGGCGTCTGGATATTGCGGGGTACCTCTACGTCATCGTTCTGGCATTCGTTGGCACGGGCGGAGGTAACGTTAGACAGAATGCCTTTGGCGTACATGCTGCCGTTACGTAAATCCAGCGCGCCATTGACCCACCACTGCTCTACCGTCCCCTGCCCGTCTGGTAGCATGCCTTTAGTCAGCGGATGGTTACGCAAAACGTTCTGCGTATCGCGGCTGGTTTTATACGCGGTGCCGTCAGATTCAGACTGATGCAAAATGCGGTACTGTCGGTCACAGTAGTATCGCCAGGCATTATAGACTGCAAGGATTGTTGATTTACCGAACCCACGGAAACAGCGAAGCACCGCAAGATTACCGCGATGCTCCAGCCAGTGGCAGGCCTTATAGTGGCAGTCCGGTACATTCCACTGCATCCGTTCCGCCCACATCAGAAAGAAGGCGAGGAAGGAGATCATTTTTTCCCTTTCTGGAGACGCTCTATAATGGCGGCCGCTTCACGCTCAGCCTTTGATACCTGCTGGCCCAGCGCAAAAGCTTCATCATCCTGACCAGGATTATCAGTTGGCGTACCTCCGCGCGTCTGCATACCGATAAGCGAATGCACCTTGATCAACAGCGTCAGCGATGCGGCTGCGTTCTTTTTGTCCCAGTAGCGATCTCCGCGTTCATCTTTGGTCAGTTCGCTCGGTTTCTTTCCCGCCCCCGGCCAGTTTTCCGGATCGGCTTCTTCGAGCACCACGTCGGTGAGTTTATCGCTCAGTGCGGTAAGGCGTGTTTTGTAATCCTGATGCATAAAAAAAAAGCCCCGTAGTGAATACAGGGCTATGATGGCGCGGGTTTAAGGTCGGAATCCCGACCGATTACCTCATACCCGGGTCAACCTGATTTATCAGCGGAGCAATCCAGAAGAGATTATTCCCCGGCAGCAGCGTACGTACGTTGTGCAGAACCCGATCGCCGGCATCGCCGTTGAGCACACCAGCCGTCACATCGGTGATGGTGTCCAGCAGACCAAAGGTTGGCCCCAGCGCTGAGCCAATAAAGCCGCGGCTGGCGTAACGGGACTGTGTTCCAGTGCCGAGCAAAGCCCCCAGCCCGACCATCCCCCCGGAAGCCTTTTCCGCCATATTGTTATACTCCATCAGCGGACCGAGAATACCTGAGCGGTCGACCCCCTCAATGACCAGTTTCTGAGGAGACCAGTCTACCTCCTTTCCGTTTGCAGACTGTTTAAGCGCGTACGTCAGCGCGCCGAGCCCAATCTGAAAAGCAGTACCGTAATAAAACTGACCAGTCCCCTCTTGCAGGCCGCCCAGCGTTGCGCGGTTATAGGACGCAGTAGCGAACGATTTAAACTGAAAGATGGTCTTACCCAGCGGCGTGCTGGCCCACAGCGGTGTATCCCCGATCCCCGGCGTGATAACAGTGTTGTTAACGTCTTTGAGTACCGCTGACTGAAAAACGCCAGCCACATGCTGATCATCCCATTTTTCGAAATTACCGATATGCCAGCCGTTGATGACTTCACCGTGTTTCTCGAACTCACTGCGGATACGCGCGGCCATGTTGTCGTTAATGCCGAGCTTCGCCAGACGACGGCCAGTGAACGCGCCGGAGAGAATGCCGTCGGACGTGATCATGCCGTTTACCGATTTGTTCATATCATCGAAGTGACCCATCAGCGTGAGCTTGCCGAACGCATCAGTAACGCGTTCCATTCCCGCTTCTACCGCCGTAGTGCGGGCAGAACTGTCTATCAGGTCCCCCATCGTACGCGCACGAGTATGCAGGATCGTTTCCAGCCCGACGGCCATTTTTAACTGTTCGGCCCGGCTGGCCTTGAATGCCGGTGACCGTGTGATCAATGCGGAGTAGCCGCGCATGGTATTGCCAAACCCGTTAACCATCACACCGCGCGCGAGATCAGGAATAGCGGAAACGGTCATACCGCCAAGCTTGGTTACAAAGTTAGCGCTGCGCAGAAACGCACCCGCGCGCACAAAAAATGATGATGGATCGTCCGGCATGCCGTAGGTTCCCGCCAGGCGGTCGCGCAGCGCTGTGATGTCGCGGATATCGTTATCGCGGGCTTTCGCCAGTTTCGCCTGGTCTTTGGGATTCTGGCGCATCAGCGCATCATATTCGTCCTGAATATCCTTGAGCTGCTTCTCCAGTGATTTATTACCGAATGCGCGCGTCAGCTCCACCTCTGCCGACGCCTCGCGAATGTGCCGTTGCAGCACATAATTGGCGTCGCTCTCCAGATAATCTTTCATCAGGCGATCGGGAACGCTGAGCGTACGCGACCGGGTGCTGCCTGCCGCTTTCACCATAAAGACGTTTGCGAAATCCTGCGGGATTTTTGCGCCGACGATTTTATTGATCGTGGCATCGGCAGTAATTTCCGCCTCTTCGCGGGACATGGTTTTCTCACCGCGAGACCACCAGTCGACCAGCATGTCGCGAAATTTATCGCGCTCGTTAACGATTTTGCCAACTTTGTACACGCGCGGGAAATAACTCTCCTGACCGATGGCTTTTAGCTCCTCATCAGGTGGCAGCAGTCCAAGCTTTTGCTGCGCCACTTTCACCCGGTTAACCACAGTGCGCATTGCCTGCGCCGCCTCTTGCACCACCTGATTAGCATGCATATCGCCGCTGCGCATGGCATTACCCACTTCTTCGCGGAACTGGGAAAAACTCAGTTCACCACCAGCGGCTTTGTACTGGCTGTAGGCCTGTTTGTTTGTCACAACGACGGCAGCCTCTTCACGACGCCACCCGCGAACGCGGGTTTCTGCGGCAACAGGTGTCTCGATGCCGCGGGCATTACCCTGTAGTGTGTAATTGTTCTCTGCCAGCTCCAGTGCAGTGCGACGGGAGGTTTTTGAAGGCGACTCCATCAGGCGGGTAAACGGTGTCAGATAGCTACCTGCCTTACGCGCCAGTTTACCGACCGGGCCACCAGCTGCCGGAGTGAGATCTTCGAGCGTGGCTTCGCTGATTCGTGCCGCGCCGACGCTACCACCTTCAGGAAGGGAAGCCGCTGCCGTATCCGTCGCTGACGTGATACTCATACTATCGAGCGCATCAGCCACTTCGCGCGTGGCCGCGGTGCGAACAGAAGGAGACAGCGCGGCGCCAGCCGCCGCAAATACACCGCTCATCAATGCACCGGCTGCGACGTGAGACGCGCTTTCGCCCCATGTGCGGGTGATCTGCTGGTTGTTAAGCGCAACCTCGCTCGCTGCTGTTGCAGCCGCACCGATTGCAGCCTGCGACGCAATACGGGCCACTGCGCCCCCCTGCGCCCCAGGGATGAACATCGAAGCTACTGTAACCGGGTCAACAACCCCGGCGGCAATGCTGGCGAGAACACCCTCTCCTCCGGCCTCGGAAAGTACCCGTCGGTCCTCGTTTTCGTCGTCAATCTGCTGTTTCAGCCAGGCAGTTTCTTCTGGCGAACGGGAGTCGGCAAAAGCAGATCCCCATTGTTCATAGCCATGCAGCTCGTTTTTATCAGCATACGGATTGTACCCGTCTACCGGCTCAAACTGTTTCGCCGGGCGGAACATCTCCCCAAGCAGGTTATTCTGACGAAATGCAGCGCCCCACACAGACGGCTCATCCTGCTGGGGGGCCGGGTTGGTACCCTCAGGCAACGGGACATCAAACCCGGAAGGCGCCGCCAGGACATTACCCGCCGGAGTGAATCCGTTATTCAGTTCTTCAGGAGTAGCGTATACCGGCATTATTCAGTGCTCCACGAAAAGTAATTTTTTACCCTGTCCATACGCTCGTTGTGCAGGCGCTTATATTGTTCGTCGAGCGCGCGGTGTTTATCTTTGAACCCGCGAATATCCTGACCGCGTTGCAACTCGTTGCGATCATGCTCTTCACGCTCCTGCTGCATTTTTTTGTACGGTTCCCACTCTTCCAGTGACGGTTTCCAGCGCATCGGTCTGCCGTACGAATCGTAGAACGGCTGTACCGCCTCAATGCCATCCTTATCTTTTGTCCGCACCATGATGGCGTAATCACCATTGCGGGCCGTCAGCACATCAGGAGTTATCTCCAGATCTCCACCAATACGCGACTCCGGCGTTTTGCTGGTAACAGGTGCAGCGCTACCGGAGGTGATCCAGAGTTGCGTTGGGCTGGTGGAGATATCCCCCTTGCGTTCGCCATACATCAGCCTCTCTTTTTCTTCTTTCCACTGTGCCGCCTGCCAGCCTGACGGACCGTAGTTATAGAGTGCCTCTGGCGCGTATTTCATAAGTTTTGCGTCGCCGTTAACTTCGCTGATACTCCATGTGCGGGCGATCTGCTGGTTGGTCATTTTCTTTGCCGCATCCGCATTACCGCCAGTGGTGCGGTAGTTGATGTCGTACAGCGACTGATAATCATTGCGAAAACGTGCAGCCTCCGGCGTCTGGTCGTCGGCTGATGGATTACCCCAGCTAAAGAAGCCAGACATACTGCTCACGGTGGAATCCATCGCCTTGCTGCGGTCTTTTTTGTACTCCTTAGTGCTCTGGGTTGACGCCAGTTGCGCTTTGAGCGCATCGGTCTGGTTGTAGGTCAGATTCTGCGCCTGCTCGATAGCGGTTTCAGACGCCATACCTGAATCGGTAAGCTGCTTAACGGTGAGATAAAATCCCTGCATATCCTTTGGCATGTCGCCAACAGACGCAGGATCTGTGTCATAGAGACGATTAAATAACTCAGCACCCTGACGTACCGCCTCAGAGCTGCGCGAGCGGGATATCGCCGATAACTGGGTGGTTACCTGCGAAGGAATGATCCCGGTCTGGGCCACCTGCTGTACGATCCCGTCGTGGGTAGTGGCGTCGTTAATCCGGAAATTTTGCGCCGTTGGTGTTTCGTCGGCGGCTTTTTGCATAGATTTATTGGTAGGGTCGAGTTTCTCGCCCATAGACAGCGCTTCGTTAAAACGACGGGCATCACGCTGCGCCTGTATCGCTTCATTGCTTTTCTGCACCAGCGCGCCAAGTTTGCCATATGCATCGAGTTTCAGCGCATAATCAGGGTCATATGCCTGAGGCTTTAACTTCGCAATTTCTGACTGCTGCTGTTCTGGGGAAACGTACTGTATCGCCTGGAAGGTTTTGGCGTTGTTGATCGCGATATCGAGCTGCTTAACCGCCTTTGCCCCCTGTTCACCATACGCAAACATGATGGAGGCTTTATCTGGCATAGCGTCAGGTACTTCGCCGTTGTACAGCTGCGCCATCGTATTATTCAGAATAGGATCAATTTTCTCGCGCAGAGCCGTACGTTGCTCACGGATTTTAGCCTCGGCGATATTATCGATTTTGTTGACAGACACCGGATCGAGTCCGGTTTTATTTTTACGGTACCGGGCCAGCCACCCGCGAGTTTCCGCAGGTAGCTGCCGGACAAAATCAGCCTCAGATATTTCGCCTTTACGTGGGTCCCCGGCTTTCGCGATCAGTTTGTCAACGTTGCCCATACCCCAGTTGTACGCAGCACCCGCCAGCGTTTCAAAGCCATATTTACCGTACAGCTGATTTGCGTAATCACTTGCCAGCAGGGCATTTTGCTCTTCGTCTGCCGGGTTATATTCAACGCCGCGCTTCGCCGCCAGCTCTTTGCCCGTGTCCGGCATCAGCTGGTATTTTCCCTGCGCACCGGCTGAAGAAGTGATAATACTGCCGTCGGCATTAAAATGCTTACCGCCGGATTCAACTATCCCGATGGCACGCATATCCAGCGCACCGGTATCTTTCACTGGAAAATCGCCATTTAACCAGCCCTGAGGATTGGTAACCGCATAATTCTGGGCTCGCTGGTCCATAGCGCGCAAATTTGCCTCGGAAACCGCCTGGTCAATTTGCTCCTGTGACCATCCTTGTGCCTGGCCATACAATGAAATCGAGTGCTGCCGGGCACTGCGAATCAACGCAGCTGCCTGCGGATCGTCGAACGCCCCCGCTTCCTGTTCAACGGACGATTTTACCGTCGCGTCAAGTTGCTGGCGCTGGGCCTGTTCGGTCTGGCTACGTTCAAAGCTGTTGTAAGTGCTGGCGCGACGGATCTGACCCGCTTTCCATTGTGCATCGAAATACTGCAACTGGCTCTGTGGTACGCGTTTGCGGGCTTCTTCGTAGTCTGATGAATCCAGCTTGTCCATGTCCAGACCAACGCCAGACGACTTAAACCCCTGCCGGGTTACCAGCGCGCCGGTCTCCGGGTTCTCCCAGCGGTCGCTGGATTTCGCATCGAGATCGGTAAGTATCGCCTGGGTAGCGGCCACATCAGCTTTATCCTGCGTACGCTGCAAATCATCCACAGTCTGGCCCAGAGCAGCCCCCAGCCCGGCTACAGCGTTACCAATCTGGCCAACATTACTGACACCGACCCGGGTCGGATTAGTCTGCGGCGCAACGTTACCAAAATTACCCGTTGGAATTCTCACGGTTATTTACTCCCTGCTTTTTTCCAGCCGTTATACGCTGTGCCGCCAGCGCTCAGCAGTGAGCTGCCCGCGCTGATGTAGCCAGATGTTGAAGCATTACGGCCGCTGATGCGGTCGGCAGACGCCTGCGCGTTGAGCCGTGCGCTCTGGTTCGCGCCGTTCAGAATGGTCTGGTACGCATCCTGTTCCGCATCACCCACAATATCGGACTGAATACGCAGCGCAGTACCCTCCCCGGTTTCAACACCTGATGCTGCCAGAGCTGCATTTGCCTGGGCTGCTTGTGCCCTGCCCGCCTTACGGATACGATCAGCTTCTACGCGTGCAGCTGCCTGCGCGGCTTCTGCATCTGCTTCCGCCTGCGCCGCCTGATAGTTGGACATTTTCTTTTGCTGTTGCCCGCTATAGACCGCGCCACCAGCCGCAAGAACAGACGCACCAATTGCAGCCACCTCTAACCCGGTACACATCGTTACACCTCTTTTGAATAAAGCAGACCGGTACGGGACAGGCCGAGACGTGAATACAAATCACCGGTGCGCTCTTCATGCACGCCCGTGGTGATACCCATATTTATGATGGCGGCGCCGTGGTCTTCCGCCCAGGTGATAAAGGCTTTAGCGAGACGCGGTCCAGCTGTGCCGCCACGATGTTCCTGCGCAATAAATAGCCCATACTCAAACGCCATCAACTGGCGGCTGAACCACTGCTCAGCAATACCACCGGCCAGCCAGCCGATTACCGCACCGTCTTTTTCTGCCACAAGCAGACAGCCGGCAGGAGTTGAAATAAGGTTGCGGGCGAGCTCTGCGCACTTTTCTTCATCAAAAGGTGAGTTATGCGAATAGCGGGACTCGATATACATCCGCGCGCCCAGCTCGATCAGCGCCGGGATATCCCCGACTGTTGCGTTACGTACCATGTCAGCCCCCGTTACTGGTGAACGTGAAAATAATTGCGAGAAGGTGGAATGGCAGCGGCTGGCGCTGCTGAATAAGCAGGGTGTCCTCCCCCCGCTCCCAGCCGAGTTTTCCCCAGTAGTGATCCCCGGTGAAAAGCGGTGCGGGCTGGTTGAGGATTTTTGGTCCGAACCGGCGGAACGGAATGACCTGGCCGTTACACTCCGCGCCAGTGGTTTCGAGAAAACGCATTGTCACTTCGCTGGTGCGCTTCTTCGCGTTCTGCGTTGTACCCTCAGTGGTCTGAACCTCTGGCGAAAGCGTTTCGATCGTGCTTTCGAAGTGCAGGCCGATCTCCACACTTTTCGCCGGGCGGGACAGGGTGATTTGACCAGCGGAAACTGTGTACTGCGGCATAACAGCGCCATCGGCCACCACATCAACCGTCTGTCCCTCAAGGTGAGCGAGGCCGGACCACGTGGCGGAACCAGCGCTACTGGTGCCCGTCACAGCGGCATCGGTATACAGTTTGCTGTCAAATACCTCGACATACCGGACAGTCTGACCGTTCATCTCACGACGGACGATTGCGTAAACCACATCGTCGGTATCGGACGGGATGGTAGCCACCGACTCAAACGCGCCAGCAGTCACCTGACGGGACCATGCAATAACGTCCTGAGCGCGATCGATAGCCATGGTGACCGCAACACCATCCGCTCTGACCATCCAGATAAATGCATCTGGTTGTTGCTGATAGGCCATGTCCAGCACGCCACCGGCAGTGATGTGCTCGGCCAGCACCGTCATATCGTTGGCGGAATAGGAAACAAAGCTGTCCGGGTCATACGCCACTGCGTAGAGCTTGCGGCCAGCGCGCTGCACGAACATGATTTCGGTACCGACTCGCACCGGGCGGATCCCGTTACAGCCGTATGGACTCGGATTTTTCACCGAAATATTGGTCGGTGTTATGGCCGCATCGTTTCCGGAGGTGATTGTAAACTCGCCGCCGTAGGTCAGTGCAATCAGGGTGTTCATCTGCGCCAGATGCACGATAGGGTTGAGCTGGTCGGAAGACAGCGTGAAGCTGATCGCGTCATCATCTTCGGTACCAATCTCAAAGGACAGATAAACGCCTGTCTCGCTCCACCAGATTGTTTGCGGATACTTCGGGGAACCGGCAAGAACAAGCCGCTGCTGGTAAAGCGTAACCGCACCGGGATAGCCAAAATCGTCAGTCCAGACAGTATCCTCACGTGTCCACGAACCGGGTGACGCTGCCTGTGTTGCGCTTAAATCGCTGCGAATGGTACCGACAGCAACCTGCGCACTGGTAATGCTTTTTATCAGCACCAGCCCTTCGTTAATCCGGACGTAAGAACCGACATCCTGAGCAACCCATCCAGCCCCGGTAAACGGTGGTGTTTCGTTATCGCCAGGATCCGCATCGCTCAGGGTCAGCGTAATTTCAGAGCCCACGAACTCTTTGACGGATGGCTTACACCATTTCTGCGGTGTATCGCGTACCTCGTCGAAAGGCTCAACGATGAGCGGTGCAGGCTCAAGCACCCAGTCGGTCTGGCCGCGTCGCTGGAGACGGTGAGGCTTCACAGACTGATGAACCAGAAACATGGTGTCAGCGCCCTGGACATAATTCACGGCGGGCAGCATGTCAGCGGTATAGGGACTGGCGATTTCATAAGGCGTATTGTCTTCGTTGACCAGTTGCTTACCGTTCTGAAAAATGCGCATGTAGCCGTCACCGAACTCCAGCATGTAAGCCTGAGATCGGTTGAACACGTAGGGGATGAGTCGAGATTTTTTATCGCCGTGTTTGGTCGCCGCCGCAAAGCGTGTACCAGGTCTGCGGACAACGCCGCCCTGCACGACCACAACAGCGTTTTCGATAATCTTCGCGCCGTTGGCATAACGGGCGATATCAACGCGCCCCATGAGACGCGGGGACACTTCGCCAGCGGTAAAATTGGTTTTTATGAGGTTCGCGCGCATGTCAGAACCTCGACTCATAGGTAGGGTAACCGCCAAGCTCTTCCGGCGGATCTTCCTGGCCGTCGACAGCTTTGGCCTGTTTAAGCAAAAACGCAGCCTCTTGCGTCAGGCTGTCACGCAGGCTGGCGGACCCGGTTACCGCGTATGCCAGTTTGGACTGCATCATCATTTCAGCCACATCCACCAGCGCGGCGTCCCACGTGGACTCGTCCTCGTTTCGGAAGATATAACGCAAGCGAATCACATCGACATTAGCCAGAAGCCGGCTACCCTCAATTCGGTAATCAATATCGTCACGTGGTTCGCCAACGGACAGGACGCGGATCAGATCACCGGGCAGGGAAAACTGATAACCATACCCAAAGACAGGCGCGGCGCTGACAGGCGAGAGCACAACGCGTTTTATCGCGCAGTTCCAGGGGTGCGCGCGGAGTAATTTATTACGGACAGTGGGGTAAAGGTTGGCGCAAAGACGGGCATGATCCGTGTCTTCGTCGAAATCATTTATCGGGTGAGCGCCCAGCGCCAGAAGTGCGTTTGAGCAGATAGAGACACTCGAAGTCATGGCATAACCTCAGATGAAAAAAGGCCGGGGGTAATCCCCGGCAAACACACCAGCGGCTTAAACAACAAAATCGATGGCGACGACTTTTTTCTCGTTGGCACGGCCAGCACCATAAGACGCATCAACAGAGATCTGAATGGTGTTGTTTTTATCGCGACGTGGGCCGATATCGACGCTGTACTCTGCGCCGGTACCGAAATGCACAGCGGATTTACACCATGCAACGGCGGTTTTAGTGGTTACGGCCGGATCGCCATCGGTCACAGAATCCAGTTTTTCGTAAGCCAGCCACTTAAAGCCGAGCCAGTTGCCGGATACAGCACCTTCCTGGAGCATTTTCACCGCCATGAAATCGGCAGAAGTCAGCGTGGTGTCACTGAGGATCTGAGTCAGCATGTCGGCGTTGTAGGTGATGTACAGCTCTTCACCGTTCTGCTCGTCGCACTCGTTACGGCGGAACATCGCTTTCGCCGCGATCAGCTTGGCTTTGGTCATGCCCGTACCACCAGCAACAATTTTCTGCGACGCAGGCAGTGACACCGGTGCATATGCACCACTGCTTGATGTCTTACGCATGACATCATCAAGCAGTGCACGATATACAACATCGTCTTTTTTACGGTTGGCGGCCGCCAGGGTAAGTTGCAGGTATGGTCCCTGTGGGTCGGCCAGCAATTTACGCAGGTCACGTTTTTCAACCGGAACGAATACAGCGTAATCCGCCATCAACGCATTACGGGTGCCAGCTTCTGGCAGGTCCCATACTGTGTCACCGAAACGCGTGGTGATCTGCGTCATTTCGATGGTACCCATATCGTTAATGGTGAAGGCTTCGCCGGTGATCATCCCACGGTCGTTTACCGCTGCCTGAAGGCGGGAATCCTTCTGCTGCGCGGCGATTTCGAAAGAATCATGAAACTGCGTGATAAACGCAGCGGTGATCATGTTCTTATTGGCATCAAATGACATAACAATCACTCCAGAAAATATCGCCTGCTGGGTTGTCGGTTTCCCGGCCCTGTTAACACAATGCGCGTGGCGCTTACGCACTGCGGGAAAATTCAGTTATCCGGCGTCCCCGCCGGGCTGTTTGTGGAGAGATTGTTAACTAGGTGTGCGGTCGGAATCCCGACCAAATGAAAAAGCCAGCGGGTCAGGCTGGCTTTTTGCGTTGTCGTCGTGACATGTCACGCTACGGTTTGATCGCCGTAACGACGCTGGTAATACGCTTTAACCTTCGCTGATACGCGCTCATGGTCAGGGTCTTTGGGGTCCATGTACGCCGGGGATTTCATCAGATCGCGAATGGTCTGCTGCTCTTCGAGGTTCACATCGCCACCCGCCGGCGCATCTTCCTGCATTTCCGCGCCGACTTTAGCCAGCATGCGGATAACCATCGGGTTATTGCCGATCTCGTCAATGCGGCCTTTGTCGGCGTCGTCTGCCAGGGAGTTGAACGCCCGGAAAGCCAGACCGATGTTTTGCTTAAACTCCGCGTCGGTCTTCCACACTTCACGCAGCTGTGTGGTGGCCGCTTCAGAATCCAGCGCAGCGGCACCGCCCACCAGCCCAGGAGCACGCTGTGCGTATTCACCCAGGATACAGCTCATCTGGTCGTTGGTAATGCCTTTGGCGTGTGCAGTTTTCATGAAGCTCTGCATGCGCGGATCGGCTTTGAATTCTTCCCAGTTGAATCCCTCGACCTCTACCTTAGGTGCATATTCATCTGCCGTTTTCGGCGGCGCGTCGCCGGTCCCCATGCGTTTTTCAAGGTGGGTGTAATTTTCCGCCAGTTTGCGGGCAGAGCTTTCAATACTGAGTTTTCCGTCCTCGCCCATAACGCGGAATTTCTCAGGTAGCCAGTCATTAGCACCCGGTTCGCCTTCGCCTGCGCCGGTGCTAAGCAGAGAATTGCCAGAAGGTTCGCCAGCACCCGGATTATTGCCGCCATCTTCACCACCTCCGTTACCGCCGCCTGGCTGTTCTGCGCCCGGCTCTGCGTTCATAAATAAGTGTTTAAGCTTCCACATCGTCTTCTACTCCATCGGCCTTGTTGATTTCGCGTAGGATGTAATCCAGTACGGATCGTTGTCCTGCCCTGTAACACGTTTCACGGTCACCCTCGGTACCGCCGGGGACGTACGCCGCACGCCCGAAGCGGCGCGTTAATTCTTCCAGCACCTGAGAACCGCCAGGCATCTCTTCGAAAATGCGCTTAAAATCCTGAGGTGTAGCCTGTTTTATTCTCATTGGTTACCTGCAAGTCGTTGCCCTATTGCCGCGCCAGCGGTCTGCCCTGCGGCCCCTGCCGCTTCGGTTCCCGCCTGCATCATGAGTTGCTGCTGTGCGGCCTGCTGATGTGCTTTCTGGCGCTGGTCACGGAGATCCGCCACAGCATCAGATGAGCGAATTACTTTTGCCGGAACGCCGAGCGCCTCAGCCACAACACGCGTGGCTTCATCGGTATCGATGAGGTCAACAACGTCCTGGCTGATGCCTGCCAGGTTTGCCACGTTCGCGCCGAGGCGTTCGATTGCCGTTACGTCTTCCAGCTTCTGCGCGCGTGCCAGAGGTGAGATGTAACGAACGTTGAAATTGGCGTTCTGGAGGCTCTCGGGTGGTGGGGAAAAAATGCCAGCGCGGAAAGCGATGCCAAAGCAGCGCACCACCAGCAACTGGAGATATTCAGCCTGGAACCGGCCGTACACCGGGCCGAGCAGCTGGCGAATCAGAGCAACGCGCACATGCACCTCGGTGGCGGTCATGGCTGGACCGTCCTGCGGTTGAAGCTGGTCGGCCATCATGATTTTGCGGATTGATGCTTGCAGGCGATCTTCTGCGGTAAAGGCCACCTGGAAATCTGCACCGGTCAGCAAAGGTTTCATGCTGTCGACGCTGTTCGCCACGATGATGCGACGCGGGCCGACTTTGACCGTGCGCGGATTGAGTACGCCGTCGTCTTCGGCAATCCACATGCCGGAGATAGCCAGATCCTGCGCTGCTTTCTCCATGCGTTTGGTTTCGTTCAGCTCTTTGCAGTCCGGCAGCGCGTCGTACACCGGGCCGATACCGTAGGAGCCGCCGGGGATTTTCATCCAGCGCGGCACGCAGCACGGGAATTCGTGATAGCCGGATTCGCGCACCACCTGCTTGTTGCTCACGTCGACGTTGTACGACGCAAAGCGCATGTTTTTCGCCAGACGCGCATCAACCATGTAGGTTTCGCGCGGGAAAATGCAGTGCAGGAAATCAAATTTATCGTCGGGCTTTTTCTTCGCCGCGTCGCGGATCTTCTCGCTGACCTTGTCCGCGCCAAATTCTTTGATGGCCTGCTCTGCGGTCAGTTGGTAGCGGCGGTAGATCGTGTCCACGATGCCGTCTTTGCGGGTGGACGTGACGTAGCACTGTGCCAGCGGCCACTGCTGGAAGGTGTAACCGCCCTCTTCCCGGTCCTCGTCGATGTACAGGACGAACCAGCCAGCACACACCACGTCGAGATTTGCCTCGTAGCCCTCGGCGTCGAAGTTGGCCGCGTGAATGTTCTCCCATACCAGCGTAGCGCACTCAGACAGCCAGGCCTTTGCATCGTCCGGCAGCGATTCGCTGTCGAGGTTCAGCCACTGCGCGTTCGCCGGGGTCATGCCGGACATGAGCGCAGAGGCCAGCATGCGGGCGCTGTCGGTGGCGGTGCCGTCCAGTAGCTTCGCCACCTTGTGTTTTGCGCTCTGAGCGTCAAGCACTTCGTCAGAGAATCCCGCGCCGCGCAGCGGATAGGTGTAGTCATAGCACTCGCGCCAGACGCTTTCATGCTGCTGACGGTTGGCTTTCAGCGTGTCGGAACGCTTAATCAGCTTAACGGCGAGTTCAACCATCAGTTACGCCCCCAGAGTGTTTTTCTGCTGCGCTGCCTGCGCACCAGAGGACAGCAGAGAGCTGCCAGAATCAGCCGCCCCCTCTGCGCCACTGGCGAGAAGGGACGAGCCTTTCTTGCGCTTCTTGCGCGCTGCTGCGTCTGCGTTTGCCGCTTTTGCCGCTGCGTCAGCAGCTGCATCCGCTTCGGCCTGCGGGTCGGTCTGTACGACCTTAGGTGCTCCACCTCCACACATAGCGATCCCCTCTTAGCCCGGAACGTGCCAGCCGTGCTCAGTCAGAACGGGCTTACCCGTAACCGGCTGGCGCTTGCCCTCGTCGTTCGTCACGTAGCCCAGCGGCGCGGCAGGCTCTGCCGTGGTGGCTTTTTTGACGAGCTGGAGGAATTCGAGATTGTCGGTCAGCTGCTGGTCAGCCAGGTCGGTGTAACCCAGCGTTTCAAAGCGGGCGATGATGGCCGCGCCCTGCTCGTTGATGGTACCCAGCAGAGTATTTCGCTCAGCGAGTACGGCATCTTCCAGCAGGTTAGCAACGCGCTGCTGGATAACCTCCTGCTCTGCGCGCTGGCCGTCTGCATTAAGCGTCTGGATCTCAGTCGCTGTAATCGGGGCATCAGCAACGGTCTGCTGCTCAGTGCCGATTTCAGGCTCCTGCCCTGGTACTTCGACGGTTTTCTTTGGTCGGCCCATTGTGTTGGCTCCTGTGATGATTGAGCCGTAAGTGTGAAACGGGGTCGCGGTCGGAATCCCGACCAAATGGGAAATTTGTTAAAAACAGGGTCGATTTAACATAATGACCGTAACGCGCACCGGCAAAAGTGGACTCATTACGTTAAATGCGTGAAGGGTTTATTTGTTGCGGTTTACTGGCGGGAAAGAGGGAAAACGGACTGCATAAATCGTGCATAAAACAGGGCGGTTTTTGCATAGCGTTTTTAACCGATGAACGCCCTGTTTTTGCAAGTTTTCATGGTGCCAGACGCTTCGATCGCCAGGCGTAAACAAATCGCCGTGATGTAACCAGCGCAGGCAGCTCGGAGCGCGGGCGCTGTGTGACGTAACACCAGAAGTCTATCAGCGCTTCGCCCGTGTGGTGGTTCGGTGCTGCGCCCTGCTTCCAGCCGATGATAGCAGACTTCGACACGTCGAGCTCTCTGGCAATCTCCTGGAGGGGAATGCCGCTGCGCGTGATGTCGTTAATCACCCGGAACCAGTCTGTTTTGAACGTTGCGACAACTGGCATGGGTCACCTCGCAAAACGCGCGCACGCGCGAGCATAGAGAGCGATTTTATTGAGCTTCTGGCACTCGTTAATCGCCGTGGTGGAATCGAATCGTATTTGCATATCGCTACCCGCAATAAATTACATGTTCGGCCTGTACCAGCCTGTACCCACCTGTACCAGCTCTTTTCAAACCTTTTCCCCAAACGACTTATATATATATATGGGGTTCTTAGTAATTAGGTTGGTACAGTTGGTACAGTTGGTACTGGCCTTTAAATTCAAATAGTTAAAATGTACCAACCTCTATTTTGAGGCTGGTACAGGTTGGGACACCGCCTCAAAAATTCGAGTCATTTTCCCGTCAACACGACGCTGAACACGCTTATAACCGCAATTTTGCAAAACATTGCTAATTCGCATTTCTTCGCGTTTTCCGATGTGGCTTGGATTTAAGCCAATCGCATCGCGCAGTACGTCGCTAGCTCGTAAAAATTCGCAATTTCGCGGAATGTCGTTAGTCATCAGGTCAGGCGTGTCGAGCCATTTCTCGACCGTTTCGAGCCATGCGTCCTTAATGGTGTACTGCTCATGGACACTCGCACCGAGCCGCTCAGCATCGCGGAACTGGATGCCGCCGAGGCGCTTAAACGTCTCGCGGGCCTCAGCCCACAGCAAAAGGAGGTCAGTTTTTATCGCTTTCACGTCGACTTTCGACACCTCCACGGGAAGCCAGCGGCGGTTACCGGTCTTGTCCGCGAGGAACTCGTCCTCGTTGGTGGTACCGACGAACACCAGGCGACGCGGGAACTGGGTAGCGAACTCGCGGTATTTAGGGATCCAGTTCTCATGCGTGCGCGTCACGAATGCCTTGATGGACTCCAGCTCTTTGGTATTGAGGCCGCGCAGCTCGCCAATCTCCGCCACCAGTCGTCCGCGCATCTTGCGTGCGAGGTCGTCGTCTTTCTCAGCGAATGAGATCTCAGTGAAGAACGCCGGGTCGGGTGATAAAGCCTCCACGCCGGAGGATTTACCGCAGCCCTGAGGGCCGACGAGGATCGGCACCATATCGGCTTTGACACCGGGCTCCAGCACCCTGCCCGCCAGCGCCGTCCACATGTACATGGACACCGCGCGGGTGTATGGCGTGTCGGCGGTACCGAAGTGCGTGTGGTAGAAAGATTCGATGCGCGGCACGCCGTCCCACTCCAGCCCGCTCAGCCAGGTAGTAGCCGAGTCGAAAGGCTGTTCGTCAGCGGCCAGCAGTACCACGTCGCGGATGAGCTCGCGCCCGACAGGCTTAAAGCCGCGCTTTTCCATTGTGATGCGCAGGCGCGCATAGTCCGCATCAGTGAACGCCTGCCACTGGCCGGAGCCAGCCTGTGCGAACATGATTTCATCGCGGAACTGGTCGAAGCGAATATCGATATCCACGAAGTCAGGACGCACAACGGCTTTGGCCGCGTTGCTGATGGTGGCCTCGATGCGGCCCCACTTATCGCGCTCAAACGCCGGCAGCGGTAATGGCTCTGCAACATCGGTGCTGGTCAGGTCTTCGAAATCGTCGTTGCGGATCCCGATGGCATTAAGGAAATCGCCGTCGTCGCGGTGTGCACAGCTGGCGTGCAGGCACTTGAAATGGCCCTGCTCAAAGCCCGCGGTACCGCCCGGGAAGTAAACCGTACTGGTCGGGTCGCCACCGGTGCTGTGGCCATCCTCAAACGGGCAGCGGATGTATCGCTCGCCGTTCGCGCCATCCAGCAGCGTCCAGCCATTCGCGTCGAGGTATTCCGCTGTATCGTCCGTGGCGCCGGGCGTGAACGTTGAGCGGTCGCGCATCTTCGTGCTTCCCGCTTCGGTGGTGACCGACACAGGCAGCTGATCCGCCAGGCGCTGCCACAGCGTTTCGAGCTGGTCAGCAGTTATGGCTGGGGGCTCGTCCGGCAGGCCGCCGTCCCATTCAATACGCGCGCCGCTGCTATGGGTACCGCAGGCAACGAACTGCTGCCCGTTGGCCAGCAGCTCGATAATCCCCATATCGCCCGCCAGACGGTGGATGCGCTTACGGAAATCGCCGTCAACGGCCAGCAGGTACAGGCATTTGTTGCTGTTGGCGCGCCAGCGACGCGGCGGCAGCTCGCCCAGCAGCTGCACCAGCGTTTTGCGAATATCGGCCTGGATGTCTTCGTCTTCGCTGTCACAGTCCAGCGCCAGCCAGCCATAACCGGTACGCACGCAGATGCCATAATCCGGTTCGTTCGACCAGCGGGCAAAGTCACGCTCGGTTACTACGTGCTCTGTCCAGTCCTTGATCCCGGTAGCCATGCGGTCGCGGTTATACAGGCTTGGCGTTTTGCCAAGCATTTTGAGTTTGCTATTCGGGGATATGGTCGCGCCCGGGTTGCACACGACCGGCAGCAGCTGGTCAGTACGCCCCAGCACCAGATCGAAGTGGAACCATTCGTCAGGCGTTGCCCCCCAGATCTTTTTCTCTGGCATGGGTTACGCCTTTTTATGGTTTTGTGAGCCGTGCAGCAGCCAGTTTGGGTCGCAATTAAGCGCAACGGATATTTCAAGAAGGTAACGTGGGCGTGAGATAACACCGCTTTCGATCCTGTTGATAGCCTGCTGACTAACCCCTGTTAGCTCAGCCAGCGTGACCTGCGTCATTTTGAGCTCTTTACGTCGCTCTTTTAATCGGGTAGCCAGAGTCATAGTTATCACCTCATACAATTTTAGTGGTATTTAGCAACAACCAATCATGTTTGTCAAATACAACAAAAATTGTATTTAATAATAGGAGGTCATTATTTCAACTCTTACAAGGTATTAAAAATGTCTCTCGCAACACGCTTCAAAGCCCGCCGTCTCGAACTTGGAATGACACAAACAGAAGTCGCAAACTCTGCGGGAGTTAGCCAGCAATCAATTGAGTCTATAGAAAGCGGGCGCACCCGAAAGCCGCGTAACCTTCTCGATCTGGCTAAGGCACTGAAATGCAGCCCGGACTGGCTTTTGAATGGTAAAAACATAATGCCGCTCGCTGAAATCAGTACCAGAAGAATCCCTGTTTTGAGCTACGTTCAAGCGGGTTGCCTTACTGAAGCAAGAGACATTACTGACATCAACGGAGAGCTTGAATATGTTCTGGCTGATTCAGACGTGCCAGAAACGTGCTTTGCTCTTCGCATCGATGGCGATAGCATGCAGCCGGAGTTTAAAGAAGGCGATATCGTTATCATCGACCCAGACCTGTGTCCTACTCCAGGAGAGTTCGTGGTTGCCAAGAATGGCGGCCACGAGGCAACATTCAAAAAATACCGCCCGTTGGGAATAGGTGTTGATGACTTCGAACTGGTCCCGCTCAATCCAGACTACCCGGTTTTACGTAGCGCTGATATGAAGTTACAGATCATTGGTGTCATGATCGAGCACCGCATTTACCGCCGTAAACGCTAAAATCCCGCCTCCGCTGGAGGGCTCCGCTGCCCTCCTCACACCTATCTTGTAAAATCTTACAAACTAAATTCATTTAAATATCAATAACGTGGTATTTTTGCACCCATAAATACCACAATTGTGGTTTACACAATACAACTCAAATTGTAGATTTAATCCCAAGAAGTAATCGCTCTTTAACAAACAGAACCGCGTGACAGGTAAGCCGCTGTGCTCCTGGCAAATCGAAATGGCACCCGATGGGATCGAGGTAAGCGCCGAGTCCGTATGCGTACGGTAAGCGTAGAGGACCACACCGCGACGAGCTGATAAGTCACGCAAGTTGAAACGCCCCGATGATGGGGCGCAGTGAATTTATCAAGCGTCTGTCAGGCGCTTCATTAAGTCCATTGCATTGCTGTATGTAGTCTTTGCCCCTCTTGTGAGGGGCTCTTTTTTGGAGCACCGCCGATGAAACCTGAACACCTCCACCGGCTGACGGGGCGCGACGTGCTCCGCTGGCGCCGCAAACAATTCGACATCGTCACCGGTCTGGCCCTCGCTACTGCGTTCGGCCTGGCCATTACCTTCATTCTCCTTGTAGCGAGGACCGCAGTATGAGCTTAGAAACAAATCTGGAACTTAATAACCAGCTGGTAACCCGTAATAACGAATTGCTGGAACGCCTTATCACCGCGCTGGCCTCCGGCGTCGCTCTTCGTCCGGACACCGTCGCGCAGGTTCAGGAATACCGCGAAACGGTACCGGAAACCAAAGCGGAAAATACAGCTATCCGCAAGGTTACGCTGGACGATCTGGAGTTCAGCGACATTATCGCCCTGGCTGCATTCTACCCGACCCCGCAGGAGCTCAGCGAAACAATGGTCCAGCGCGTTGTTGATTACCGCGACGCCGAAGGCGATAAGCGCGTTGTGCAGATCGACGCACTGGACAGCGCCCTGCAGGGTGTTAAACGCGCCGGCCATCTCAACAAGCCAGCATTACTTGACCTGTCACGTAACATCCTGCGCTTCTGGGATGATTTACCGACCATCGCAGCACGCCGTGAGTTTGCCGAGCGTTTACTTGACGCACCAGCTGACGGGCGCCATGAAGTGAAGCCAAAAACCAGCGGTAAGGATGAAGAACGCGCAGGGCCGTTCTACTGCAAGAACGTTGATGGCTCCGCCGCCAGCGAGCTACACACCTTACGCAAGCTGAACGAACTGCTTAAAAAGGGCCATGTCGAGATCACTAAAGTTGAGTACCTCCAGCTGCAAGAAGATTTCGCGCGTAAAAACGCGGCAAAAGGTGGTACCGAAGCGGGTGATGATGCCGACGCGCATACCGATTTTGCGGCGCTGCGTAAACAGGCAGAAGGAATGATCCTCCAGCTGGCGAAAGGTGGTTACCGTGCCGAAGCGGTAGCGATTCTGGAAAAACAGGGGGCCAAAAAACTCGGCGAAGTTGCTGACGAGAATCTCGCAGACGTTATCGTTCAGGCTGAAAAAGCACTGGAGGGTTAATTATGCCAGACGTTCACGCACGACTTTCACCGTCTTCAGCGCATCGGTGGATGCGCTGCCCCGGTAGTCTGGCGCTGGAGGCCACTCAGCCAGACAAAGAAACATCTTTTGCTTTAGAAGGTACCGCGGCGCATGCACTTGCTGAAAAGGTGCTGCGCAACCGCCAGAGCCACCCGGAACACTATGCAGGTTGCAATGTCGCGATGTTCCTCGGCTCCTATCCTCTTGCTGAGCACCCGGATGATACTTCCGGCCCGCAGGTGGATGAGGAAATGGTCGAAGCCGTTGGCCGTTACGTCGACACCGTCTGGGCGCTGTCGCAGGGCAATGAACTGCTTGTCGAGCAGCGTGTCGACTTCTCCCATATCGTGGGGGTCGAAGAATCATTTGGTACCCCAGACGGCGTAATCATCGCGGGTAACGAGCTGCAAATTCACGACCTGAAATACGGTAAGGGTGTGCGGATCGATGCTGAGCAGAACGAGCAGCTACAGCTGTATGCTCTGGGCGCGCTGGAGCAGTTCAGCATGCTGTATGACTTCGAGACGGTGCGCCTGTTCATCCACCAGCCGCGGCTTAACCACGTTTCAGAGTGGGCCCTGACGGTGGAAGAGCTCCAGGCGTTCGGCGTTCGGGCGCAGGAAGCAGCGGCCAGTGTGATCGTGATGTTCAACATTGCCGATTGCGAAGGCGTCAAAACCCTGCCGCTGGAAAACTTCACACCCGGCGAAAAACAATGCCGGTTCTGCAAAGCCAGCGCTATCTGTACCGCACGACAGCAGTTGCACTTCGACACTATCGCTGGCGATTTCGTCGACCTGACGCAACCTACTGGCGAGCAGCTGGCAGAGGCAGTTAAGCGTGTGCCACTGCTGACCGCCGAACAGCTGGCGGAGGCATACAGCCAGGCCGATTTTATCGAATCGTGGCTAAAGGCTGTGCGCGACCGGGTGAACAGTGAGCTGAACGCCGGGCATCCGGTACCGGGCTTTAAGCTGGTTACTGGTAAACAGGGCAATCGTGCCTGGAGCGATGAAGAAGCCGCCCGCGCGCTGCTGAAAGACCAGTTCCGCTATAAAACTGAGGAGGTTTTCGACCTTAAGCTGATTAGCCCGACCAAAGCCGAGAAGCTCATCAAAAAGGCCAGCCCTCGCCGCTGGACGAAAGTCGAAGCGCTGATCACCCGCGCTGACGGTAAGCCCACCGTCGCCCCCGAATCCGACCCGCGCCCTGCGCTCAATATCAACCCTGTTAACGATTTTGACGACGTGTGCGACGACACGCTCGCCGCAGACCTCATCTGATTAAGGAACAACTCCATGAAAATCAAACTGAATAACGTCCGTCTGGCTTTCCCTGCTCTGTTCGAAGCAAAAACCGTGAACGGCGAAGGCGACCCGCGCTTCTCTGCTGTTTTCCTGATGGATCCGAAACATCCACAACTGGAAGAAATCCGCAAAGCGCTGAAACAGGTAGCGAAGGAAAAATGGGGTGAGAAGTGGGAAACCATTTACGGCCAGCTGGAGAAAAAGCTCAACCTCTGCCTGCATGATGGTGACGAGAAAGCCGAATATGAGGGCTTCCCGGGCAACTTCTTCCTGAATGCTGCCAACAAAGCGCGCCCGGCAGTCATTGATCGCGACCGTTCGCCACTCATCCAGGCTGATGGTCGTCCTTACGCCGGTTGCTACGTCAACGCGGTAATCGACATCTGGGCGCAGGACAACAACTTCGGCAAACGTGTCAACGCATCGCTGGGCGGCGTCCAGTTCCTGCGAGACGGTGACGCGTTCGCTGGCGGCGGTGTGGCCGCGCCGGATGACTTCGACGATATCAGCGAAGGCGCAGACGCCGACGCGCTGATTTAAAACTTAAACTTACGCCTCCTGTTTCGTGGGAGGCGTGGTTAAATCCGAAGTTATAACGTCGAGTTTTTGGCGTTTTATTCTTTCAACTTCAAAGTTATAGCTATCCTCCATTTCTTTTTTAATTTCATCCGCAGTTTTTAATTCGACCTTAAAGTATTTCTCAGCCCAAATAAGCCAATTAATTCTATTTTTAATTTTCACATTAAGATGTCTATAAATCTTTATTGACTCCTCCCGCTGATTTTGAAGCTTAAGAAACTTCTCTAGAGATACAGGTATACCTTTAATAGAGCAAACTTCTACACCATCTTTTTTTGCATAAGACCAGTGGGTGCTGTACACCGTGTCAATCATTGCCAAAGCTCGCTGACAATCCGCTACCATAATCCAAAATTTGGCATTAACAATTTTCTTTTCAATCGTAATTAGTATTAGGTGGTCTCGGATGACTAATGCCAAAGGCATAAGTATATACACACCTAAAAACCCTAAAGCGGCCATGAGAATTGTAGAAAAGGATATTGTTAATTCCATTGAATAACTCCTAAGGTTAGATATGAATAATATACTATGGGGCGACCTGGAAACCTACTGCGAGATACCCATCACGAACGGCACGCATGCTTATGCAGAAGGTGTTGAAGTGATGCTGTTCGCCTGGGCTATCGGTGACGAGCCGGTTAGCGTCTGGGATCTGACTGCTGGCGAACCTATCCCCGGCAGGCTTCAGAAGGCTATCGCAGACCCCAACACCCTGCTTTATTTCCACAATTCGCACTTCGACCGCACGGTGCTGCGCCATGCAATACCGCGGCTGGCCCCTGATGTAACACGCTGGCGTGACACAATGGTGCAGGCGCTGGCGCACGGTCTCCCCGGCGCGCTGGGCGCACTCTGCGACGTACTCGGCGTCCCGCAGGACAAGGCGAAGGACAAAGAAGGTAAAGCGCTTATCCAGCTGTTCTGCAAGCCACGGCCAAAGAACAGCAAACTGCGCCGGGCCACCAGCAAAACCCACCCGGAAGAATGGCGGCGCTTTGTTGCTTACGCCGGGCTGGATATTGAGGCTATGCGCGAAGTACATAAGCGCCTGCCGAAGTGGAATTATACGGGCGCGGAGCTGGCTCTATGGCATCGTGACCAGCAGATCAACGACCGCGGCGTCTGCATGGATGTGCAGCTCGCACGCGCCGCAATCGAGGCAGTAGATCAGGAGCAAAAACGCCTGGCAAAGCGCACGCAGGTAATGACCGACGGCGAAGTGCAGGCGGCCACGCAGCGTGATGCGTTGATTAAGCACATTGTTGAATCCTACGGCGTGGAGCTGCCGGACATGCAGCGCAGCACGCTGGAGCGCCGGATGGCGGATCCTGATTTGCCGTCGGCCGTTAAAGAGCTGCTGGCTATCCGTCTTCAGGCCAGCACCACCAGCACCAGTAAGTACAAATCGCTGATGAAGGGTGTTAGCAGTGACGGTCGTCTGCGTGGCATACTGCAATTTTGCGGTGCATCGCGTACCGGGCGCTGGGCCGGGCGATTATTCCAGCCCCAGAACCTGCCCCGCCCTTCACTAGAGCAGGACCAGATAGACGAGGGCATCGAGGCGCTGAAAGCCGGATGCGCCGATCTGCTGTTCGATAACGTCATGGAGCTAACCAGCTCGGCGCTGCGCGGCTGCATCATGGCACCGGAAGGCAAAAAGCTGGTGGTTAGCGACCTGTCGAACATCGAAGGGCGAAAACTGGCCTGGCTTGCCGGTGAGCAGTGGAAACTAGACGCGTTCCGGGAATACGACGAGGGGACCGGGCCGGACCTCTACAAACTGGCCTACGCCCGCGCCTTCAATATCTCGCCGGATGACGTCGATAAATACCAGCGCCAAATTGGCAAGGTGATGGAGCTCGGCCTCGGCTTTGGCGGTGGCGTTGCGGCGTTCCTGACCTTCGCCCTGGTCTACGGCCTTGACCTCGACGAGCTGGCGAACGCCGCGCTGCCGAACATCCCCCGAGATGTCATCCGCGAGGCGAAAAGCTGGTACGACGAATCGGTTAAACGTAAATCGACCTTTGGCCTGTCCGAGCGTGTATTCATCGCATGTGACTCGCTCAAGCGCCTGTGGCGCCGGGCACATCCTGCGACCTGCGATTTCTGGTACGAGCTCGAGCGCACCGTCCGCACCGCCATCGCTACACCCAAAAAGACGCTGTACTGCGGCTATCTGAAAATCCGCCGTGATGGTGCATGGCTACGCATACAGCTGCCATCCGGGCGCGCACTGTGCTACCCGTCTCCGTCCATCGAGAAGGGAAACATCACCTATCAGGGCGTTAACTCCTACTCGCGCAAATGGCAGCGGCTCAAAACCTACGGCGGAAAGCTGGTGGAAAACGTCACTCAGGCGGCCGCCCGCGACGTTCTGGCCGGAAACATGCCGCTGATCGAGGATGCCGGTTACAGCATTGTGCTGACGGTACACGATGAGGTGATCACCGAAGCGCCGGACACTGACGATTTCAACGACAAAGCGCTCTCCGCGCTGCTCTCCACTAACCCCGAATGGGCGCCCGATATTCCGCTGAACGCTGGCGGCTTTGAGGCGTACCACTACCGTAAGGATTAATATGAAATCACTTAAAATCCCGAGATAGCATTTGCGAAGCAGCTGAAGCCGTATAAACTCCAGCATGTTTTATTTCAGCTGCTATTTTGTAACCATCATCCCTAAATTGCGCCAGCATTGAGCTTAAAGAGCCAAGTTTTTTAGTATTTAGTACCATCCTGACAACTGTTCCTTCATGATAATGGCCTAACGCGATGTGCTTCTTTCCTTGCTCATCTAGATGTATAGCATGGTCACCGCTACAAATAAGAAAACTACCGCCAAGCTTACATATACGACTGATCATGTAAAGTCCAAACCCTGAATTATGCCAAGGGTTTCTAGTATTAATCCTTGCACCTTTGAAGTTTTTACTAGAAATAGACGGCATTAACGCTAACTGAATGGCTTCAGAATCATTTTCAGCTTCTATATAGGGATTTTTAGACAGGGAATTTCTCATCCCCATACCATTATCGGAAATTGTTATTTCGACGCTACCATAAGAAGGCCAATATTGGGCACAATATTCAATCACCTTTGACTCACTATGCTCCACAACATTGCGCATTACTTCTCTAATGGAATATGTCAAAGCGTCAATAAGATCGCCTTCTTCTTGACGAGCAAGTATCATTGCTAGTCTGCCAGAACGTTCCTCAACAACCTCTTGTACTTCAGTATATTTATCATTAGCTTCATCAATAACGGTTTGCACACGAAGAATGGTGAAGGGGACAAAATTATTATTACCTTCTGTACATCCTGGTTCACGACCGTGCTTTAATCCGAAAGCCCTAAAAAAGGCCATATTTGCAGCATAATCTTTATTTTCATGTCCACTACAAAAAATTTTAAACCCATCGATATTTTTTTTCTGCTTTCTATAAAAGTCTCTAATATGCTTGGCCACATAAACCATTGCAAAGGGTTCAACCCTCCCCATATTTGAAAAATCTATTGTTATACCTTGCTGCTTTGAATGCTTTTCAATTTCATTACAGAATTCAAATATCTTTTCTGGAGCACATGAAGATGGAAATAGAACACGAGACATATGATTTCCTCAGGACAATTTTTTAAATGCTACTTAATAAGTGTTAGTGAGGCAAGTTTATGAACTATGAACGTGAAAGTATCGTCGAAAAACACCTCATCGCCGAAGTGAAGAAGGTTGGCGGGGTTGCCTATAAGTTCGTGTCGCCCGGCCGCCGTTCGGTACCAGACCGCATTGTCTTGCTACCCGGCGGTCATCTCATTTTCGTTGAATGCAAAGCCCCCGGTATACCACCACGCGCCGACCAGCTGCGCGAGCACGAGAGGCTGCGCGCGCTGGGCTTTACCGTGGTGGTGCTGGATAGCAAAAATGTTACGGAAGTGCTATCCCTAACGGCCTAATTGAGGGTTGCGAAAATTATCCGCAATTCTCAGAGCATCAGCTCTCCCACCCGGCAGCATACCTGCTTTACCAAGAATGTAGGTTGGAAATTTAGTGGGCAGGTATTCATGACGGAACCACCTACGGAATTCAGGCAGTGATTCATTAGGATAAGCGTTAATCATTTGCGGGTTTGAGGCCGCTTGGTTGAAATCATCCGGGTAATGGTGTGCACACCTTACACGTTCTCCAAAGTTTCCAGACAACCCTCTAGAGGTCCAATGTCTCGCCCAGCAGGAACCCACACTGATATCAGGCACTGTGTACATGTTGACCGCGAGTCCAGCAGTGATCAGGTCAACCATTAAACCCGCTATTTCGTTGAAGACAATAAAATAACCATCCGGTACAGTGCCCGTACTTTGAATAATGGAGACACGGTCATGATAGTGGCGCCATGGATCTTCTGGTTGATAACGTAACGCGCCATAAATGTAATCACGGAGACCAACCCGTGCTAATTCACGATAGTATTGCTGAGCGGTTGCATTCGACGCCGCTTGGGATTCAAATGCATAAAACTCCAGCAGTGCCATGCAGACAATATCTGGAAACGCATAGTGGACGGACCCATTACGCATAATCGATATAAACAAGACCGGGTCACGGTAACCTGCTTGCTGCAGATAGGTGCTTATAAACTCCATTCGCCCACGGGTGAATACGCCACTTGCAAAACATTGTGCGTATTCCGTTGCAATATCAGCAATATTTGTCCGATTAACACCGCAAATTCGCGCCAAGCCGTTCTGAGTAAGGTACGGAATTCCGTTCTCCAAAACGCCCATTTCAATATCATTGAAAACCCCTTCCTGCTTGACGCCAAGATCTAAGACTGCGGGGGATGTGGGCTGAGGCTGATTCTGTGTAGTCATCTTATTGATTTCCTTATTTTTATACCCTGAGACCTACGCCTTAGGATTAATCTTAACCTGCCTATTTATACTCCAACTTGCAAATTTTTGCGAGGTACTACTTTGATTACAATTTTCACCCCCCGCCCTTATCAAGACCTCATCATCAACCACGAAATAGACACCTTGCGCTGCAACATCTGGGCAGGCATGGGTATGGGTAAAACCGTGGCGACACTCACCACGCTGGAAGATCTCTTTATGGCGGGAGCGGAGACTCAGCCCGCGCTGGTTCTCGCGCCGCTGCGCGTGGCGGCCAGCACCTGGCCGGATGAAGCGGTTAAATGGGGGCATCTGCGCAATATCGAGGTGCAGCCGATTGTCGGTAATGCCAAAGCGCGCGCGGCGGCGCTGGCGAACAGCAACGCCAGCGTGTTTACCATCAACTACGACAATCTGGTCTGGCTGGTGGAAGAGCTGGGCGGCCGCTGGCCGTTCGGTACCGTCATCCCCGACGAAAGCACCCGACTGAAATCCTTCCGGCTGCGCGGGGGCGGTAAGCGCGCGGCGGCGCTGGGCAAGGTGGCACATAAGCACGTCCGGCGCTGGATGAATCTCACTGGTACGCCAGCGCCAAACGGCTTGGTGGATTTGTGGGGGCAGGCGTGGTTTGTTGATCAGGGACAACGCCTCGGACGCACCTACGGCGCGTTTACCTCTCGCTGGTTCAACTCAATACAGTTTCCGGGGCAGAGCTGGACGAAGCTGGAGCCGTTCGCCCATTCGCAGGACGAAATACAGCGTGCACTGGCCGACGTGACTATCTCCTTGGACGCCGCCGATTGGTTCGATATCAAAGAGCCTGTCCATAACGTGATCCGCGTGGACATGCCGCCGAAAGCCCGCCAGCAGTATCGCGAAATGGAAAAAGAAATGTTCCTCGAACTGAACGGCGAAGGCATCGAAGCGCCGAACGCCGCGGCAAAGACGGTGAAGTGTCTGCAAATTGCCAGCGGCGCGGTGTACACCGACGACACCGGAAGCTGGTCAGAATTGCACGACGCTAAGCTGCAAGCGCTGGACAGCATTCTCACCGAAGCGGCTGGCGCACCGGTGCTGGTGGCCTACCACTGGAAACACGACCTTGAGCGACTGCTTAAAGCGTTTCCCCGAGGACGTCACCTCGACCAGGATCCACAGACCCTTCGCGACTGGAATGCCGGAAAAATACCGGTCCTGTTCGCTCACCCGGCCAGTGCAGGGCACGGCCTGAATATGCAGGACGGCGGCAACATTCTGGTGTTTTTCTCGCACTGGTGGGATCTGGAACAGTACCAGCAAATTATCGAACGCATCGGGCCCACCCGGCAGATTCAGGCCGGACACAACCGCCCGGTGTTCATTCACCACATTATCGCCGCCGACACTATGGACGAAATGGTGATGGAGCGGCGCAACTCAAAACGAACAGTGCAGGACATCCTGCTCGATGCCATGAAAAAGAGAGGTATAGCATGACACCGGTTATCTCTGACACTGACCTGATTAACATCAAAGAGGTTGAGCGCTCTGTTGGGCTGAAAAAATCCAGCATTTACGAGCGCATCAGCAATAACGAGTTTCCGAAGCCTAAGAAGCTCGGGAGCCGAACCTCCCGCTGGGTACGCGGCGAGGTCGAAGAGTGGAAAAAGCAGTTTCTTTAAATCAAACGCAGCTGGTCGATATAATCCGCATACCACTGCATCATTTCCCGACGCCCTTCCATATACAGGGCATGGTTATAAACCCCGCGAATATTGTTCTTATCCACATGAGCGATCTGGAGTTCAACCCAGTCAGAGTTGAATCCTTTATCGTTCAGGATGGTGCTGAACGTATGCCGGAAGCCATGCCCTACTACCCTCCCCTTATACCCCAGCGTGTGGATCATCCTGTTTATTGTGTTCTCGCTCATGACCTTTGACGGGTCATTCCTGCCGGGGAACATATTCACGTATCGACCTGTCAGACCGTGCAACTCCTTCAGCAAGACAACAAGCTGATCGGAGAGCGGTACCAGGTGCGGGCGGTCCATCTTCATAAATTCGGCGGGTATCTCCCACAGCCGATTATCGAAATCTACCCATTCCCATTTTGAATGCCGCAGTTCGTAAGTACGCAGCCCTGCCAGCATCATAATCTGCAACCCCAGCCGGGGCAGCGGGCTCCCCTCGTAACTCTCAAGCGCTGCGAGAAAATCGGGCAGTTCTTCAGCCGTCAGGAACGGGAAGGACTCGCCTTTATGCCCGGTCATTGCGCTGTTCAGTTCGCTGACGGGGTTATACTTCGCGCGCCCGGTCGCAACTGCATAGCTGAACACCTCACCGCACCACCGGCGTGTTTTAGCTGCTTTCTCGGTTGCGCCGCGATTCTCAATTTTACGTAGCGCCGCCAGCATCTGGACCGGTTCGATTTCAGCAACTGGCAGCTTACCCACCGCTGGGAAAATATCTTTGTTGAATGCTTCGAGAATGTCAGAGGCATAGCCAGGTGACCAGCGCGGCTTCTTGAATTCGTGCCATTCTGTGGCAATCTCTTTAAACGTGATCGTCTTTGCTGCCGCAGCTGCAGCATGTCTTTTGACTTTTACTGGGTCAACACCTGCCGCAACGTTACGCCGGGCCTCATCTCGCTTTTCGCGTGCGGCCGCCAGCGAAACAGCCGGGTACACACCGAGCGCCAGCATCTTTTCTTTACCGGCGAAGGTATAGCGATAGCGCCAGTATTTCGCCCCGCTGGTTTTCACCAGCAAAATGAGCCCGTTGCCGTCTGGCAGCTTATAGTCTTTCTCGGCAGGCTTTGCCGTCTCGACCTGTCGCGCGTTTAGTTTCATAGGTACCCGCCTCAAACTCAGATACCCGATTATGTACCCATTTTAAATTTGGATTGCAACGGTAAAAGGTGGATAACGGCGGACAAATAAAACAGTCAACACCGCGAAAAACAAGGAAAAATGGACGATTGGGGATGACACTGGATGAAATCATGGTGCCGATAATAGGAGTCGAACCTACGACCTTCGCATTACGAATGCGCTGCTCTACCAACTGAGCTATATCGGCCCTGAAAGGCCGGTTACGAGCGTAACCACGGGGCAAAAGAGTAGATCTAACCGGGTGATGCGTCAATGCCCTTTTGAATCAAACGGCTATTTTTGCATCACCCGCGATTATTTACGCACGAATGGTATCATCACCAAAGCCGATCCACTTGTAGGTGGTCAGCGCTTCCAGCCCCATCGGACCGCGGGCGTGCAGCTTCTGTGTGCTCACCGCCACCTCCGCGCCCAGACCAAACTGGCCGCCATCGGTAAAGCGCGTCGAGGCATTGACGTAAACCGCAGACGAATCCACTTCATTCACAAACCGATCGGCATTGCGCAGGGTGCGCGTCAGGATCGCGTCAGAATGCTGGGTTCCGTGTTCACGAATGTGCGCAATAGCGTCATCGAGATCCGCAACTACCTTCACGTTCAGATCCAGCGACAAATACTCATCGTCGTACTGCTCCGCGTTAACCGGAACGACCTTCGCCGGACCGTCTTTCAGCAGGGCGAAAGCGCTCTCGTCCGCATGCAGCGTGACGCCACTTTCCGCCATCTGCTTGCTCAGCGCTGGCAGGAAGGTACTGGCGATGCCCTGATGCACCAGCAGCGTTTCTACCGTATTACAGGTGCTTGGACGCTGGGTTTTAGCGTTGACGATAATCTTCAGCGCAGGTTCTACCTCCGCGGTGTCATCCACCACGATATGGCATACGCCAATACCACCGGTGATCACCGGAATGGTAGATTGCTCGCGGCACAGCTTGTGCAGGCCCGCACCGCCGCGTGGGATGAGCATGTCGATGTATTTGTCCATGCGCAGCATCTCGTTAACCAGAGCACGGTCGGGGCTTTCAATCGCCTGCACGGCACCCGCCGGTAAACCACACTCCTCCAGCGCCTGCTGGATGACGTTTACCGTCGCGGCGTTGGTGCGCCAGGTCTCTTTCCCGCCACGCAGGATCGCGGCGTTACCGGTCTTCAGGCACAGGGAGGCGACATCCACCGTCACGTTTGGACGCGCTTCGTAAATCACCCCAATGACGCCAAGCGGCACGCGACGACGTTCAAGGCGTAACCCGCTGTCGAGCACCCCACCGTCAATCACCTGCCCTACCGGGTCGGCGAGGTTGCACACCTGACGGACGTCGTCGGCAATACCTTTCAGACGCGCCGGGGTCAGCGCCAGACGATCGAGCATCGCTTCACTCAAGCCGTTGCGACGCGCTTCCAGCAGATCCTGCTCGTTGGCGAGCAAAATTTCCTGCGACTGAGATTCCAGATAATCAGCGATTTTTTCCAGCACGCGATTTTTCTCGCGGCTGGAAAGGAGCGCCAGTTTATAAGAGGCGGCTTTCGCGGCTGCGCCCATTTGTTCCAGCAT